CAGTGGCATCAGTTACAGCACCACCAAATATCTGCTCCAACTTCTTACCAGCCATAGGATCAATAGCTGCTGTAATTGTTCTGCTTGTTGGAGTGCTCTGTTGATCAATGCCGTTTACAGTAGTGTATATTACATCTTGTACAGATAATTGCTGAGCAAACATGCTGATAGCAAAGTTGGCATAAAATGAAAGAGGCAATAAGCTCATTTTGATGCCTTTCTGACATCATAGGTTACAGAGTTGACCATGTGAGCAGTATCAATCAATGGTTTATCTGACCCTCGTATTTTCATCTTGGCCTCTCTGTAACTCATGTCTGCAGATACTGGTTGTCCCCATTTAACTGTTAAGACTTTTGCCAGACCAACCCCCATGGGGTTATCACTGTTTGGAGTCCAAATACCATTTATTACTGCATCTTTTATTGCTTGTGCTCCAACCTCTCCAGCAGCCTTCATCAACTTATTTGCTCCAGCATAGTCACCTTGATTGTTCAGTTGTACAATTCGCTTCAAAATAGGTTTGGTCTTTTGATTGATATCATCAAGTGCATAGCTCATAAAGTCTCGTTGAACCACGCCAATGCCAAAAACGTGTCTTGCAGCCACTTCTACAACTGATTCACCATCAGGGTATGCATTCTGTTTACCCAGCGGAAACCCTACCACAATCTCTTTACCATCTAATTGACGGAAGTTTTTCATGACTCCTGCCAACCAATTTTTGTTTTTACGGGTTACATTGTCACTCATGCAGTTAAGACTCCAGCAGGAATAGTCACAGCTCTTAAACGCAAGAATTTTTGACCGTAAACTGTTTTGGAATACCACTCCACTGATTGACTCTTGCTGGTGGCAGAGAAAGGAGTTGCAAATGAGGTACTAATACCAGCAACTGATACAGAGGTTACAGGCCCAGCAGCAACTTGTAATGCTCCTTGTCCACTATTTTGTGCTGCAAGAGTCATTAACAGTAAATTATGAGCAACGTCCAACATTACCGCATTTGAATACAGATTACCCCAAATAGATAAATTCAAAAGTGATATTGATTCATCCAATTGGTTTTGTGCCTGAGTCTGATTTACACTAGCAAACTCAGGGTATGCCGCATTGAATTGCGATAATGTTGGAGCAATGTTCATTTAATCTACCTCTATCGAACCAATTTTTGCACGCTTAACACTGGCTGTCAGACCTGTCTGTTTGCCTTCTGAGTCATTAAGCAAACTATCAGGAATCAGATTTTCAGTATCTGTGGTATAGTCCTGAGTGGCACATTCACCTTGACGTTTGCTTTCACTCAGCAGGCCCGCATCAATGTAATGCTGTATAACTTTCAATTTTTTACGTGCAACCCACTCATCCTTTAATATGGTTGTGGTTTGTCCAGGGAGCAAAACAATAGGTTCCAGTTGTACTCTCTGGACTCCTTGCATCATCGTGCAGGGGAACAAGAATGGTGCAGTGTGATGATTAGCAATAATTACCATACCACTGGCGTCAACCTCTTTTGCAAGTTCGGTTGAAGTCTTGGCAGCTATTGCTTTTGCTACCTTTTGAATCTGTGGTTTTCTTACTGGTGAAGCCATGTTGCTCTCCTTTCAAGCTGTAAATTACAGTCCATCAACATAAGCCATGGATCCAGGGTATCTCATATTAAATGAGCCAAAGATATACTCAGCAAACATCTCAACACCCAGAGCTATAGGTACTGGTTGAGCAAGCTGATATGCCATAGGAAATGGGAGTACAAAGTTGCGCTCATTCCACTCCATGATAATTGCACGGTCAACAGCCGCTACACCAGCACCAGTAAGATAACGCAGAGGTTGGATCTCAAGCTCTTTGCCAGTAATCGCAGTGTAAATATTGTTCTTTTTCAGATATTCCAGAGCAGATACTGCAATTCCTACGCTACCTGTACCAATAACATATGCAGTGGTGAGCATAGCAAACTTTGCAGGAGGCAGAAATACTTTGTTGGGCAGATGTACTGTTTTACTTGCAGTCCAAGTTGCACTGATTGCATCATTAATACTTGCAACCCAATCCGCAGGAGTGCCATCAGCCCATGCAGCAACCGGAATCTTTGCGCAAGTTGAATAATCCAGGAAGGAAGCAAAGTTGCCTTGAGCATAACCAAAGAAAAAGGTGCGCTCAATGTGATATTCAGCAGCCTGTTTCATGATTTCACCCAGATCCTGGGCAAGAGCAGACTGATATCCAAATTCCCATTTACGAGCTTCAGCATTGGTCAAGGGAGTACCAACCGCTGCATCCAGAATAGGCACCTGGATCTGGCTGACTACCTGACCAACACGAGGGATATTCTTGGAGTCACCGTTGACAAAACCACCAGTACCTTTGCGGTCACGGCCACGGTACACGTAAGACATTGCACCAGGATTGATGTCTGTCTTAATAGAGGCTTCAGGGAGCACAGTTCTCCAGAGGATATCAGGATACAGTGCGTCATAAAATGAGGATTCAACTTGGTCATAAACTCCAACAACCAATTCGGCTGCTGTGATGCTAGATGACCCACCTGTACTAAAACTATATGCCATTTGTCACACCTCCATTCATTATTTATTTTAAACGACACCAAATTCAATCATAGAAATTGCAGGTGCAGCAGAAGTACCAACTGCAGCCATGCGCCAAGTTGCTATTGTTGCCAGGGAGATAAAGGTGCCACCAGATGCAGTATTCTGGTTAGTAAAATCACCAGGAGCATATACACCAGCAGTATCAGCAACAGTGCACATATAAACTGTATCTGTAACAGCAATAGTATCAAACACCTTTACCATAACTGTTCCCCCTTGACGTTTGGGGCGAAGGATACGAGCATATTTGCCGTCTGCCCAACCATTCAGACCGGCTGTGTCACTCTGCATCCCTTCGTCAAACAACACTGTACCGGCAAAATCTGCGATGGCTGAACCAGAAGCAGGAGGGCCAACACTAAGCGCAGGGGTATTCAGGTCACCAGTACCAGGAGTAATCCAAGTTTTGATTACACCACGTCCTGCATAAACACCATTTGCTGAATCAACTACAACAGACATAATATTGGCAATACCTTCTTCAGACACATATGCCATCATGCCTGGAACACCACGACCAGGCTGATCAGTATAATTTGTCTGGATACTACCACCAACTGCACCACGATAACCTGTCATTGTCATAACTTTTACCTCCATTTATTTTATATGTTTACTTGGAACTCAAACCAAGTTTTTGACGTGCAGTTCTTGCACCCCCAGCAGATTCAGTACCAGGTGTCTGTTTGCTTACGTTCACCATCTTCTGACCAACAACCACTTTGGTGGATACTGATTTCATGTTGGCAATCATTTGATGCTGCGTTTTGAATGCCACCTTTACCCCTTCTTTACTCAGATTCTCACATTTGATACCAGTGAGGTTCAGAATTTCACGATGCAGTTTCTCACCATGAAGAGGTTTGATGCTATTCATAATTTTCTTTTTCTCTTCTGCATCCTCGATGTCTTTACCTTCTGCATTCTTGATGTTGCAGTTCTCCAGGATCTCATCTGCCTCACCCTGCTCTTCAACCATTTCAGCAGCTTTACCCTCAAGAAGTTCATCAGAAAGTAGCTCATCAAGTTTCGCTTTGTATACGCTCAACTCACCTTTCAACTCTTCAATCTCTTGCTGCAGAGTTGCTACTTCACCATTTTTGCCCTCAAGTGCAGACATGGTAGTTTCCAAAGACTTATCACCCTCAGTCTTGGTATCTCCCACTACCTCTTGAGCTTTCTTGCTTTCCTCATCAATAGCAGTTGCACCTTCTTCATCTGTATTGATAAACTTTCCTGTCAACGCCAACTTTACCTTTACACTCATGGTTTCCTCCATATTGAGAATTTTTACATCTGTTCCAGCGCGACCTGCTCCTGCTGGTATAACTGCAATGTGATTGTATCTGATGTCAACCTGTTTAGCATTGTACTTGGATCCATCATAATCACCATTTTCAAATAATGCTCCAGCATGGTATCCAGCACTAATCTCTGGCATATCACCACTGGTAATCTTTTCAATTGCATCTGGGTCTGTTATCAAGAATTCACAAACTGTATACTCTCCGTCAATTCTTGGAGTACCAGATACTTGTCCAACTTGAAATTTCTTGATTACTTCAGGATCTAACCAATTATGCTCACCAATTACAACTGGTGCTCCTTCCAAAGATTTCAAAGCATCAGCATTAGACATATCATCCATGCTGACATACATATTAACAGTGTCTCCAATACCAAGCTCATTCTCAATCTCTGAGGTAATACCATCAAGCTCAGTCTTACGATAAGGCATCACTGTTTGCTTCAGAACACGTACAGTGTTGCAACGCAGGAATCCGTCTGGTGTGAATTCCCAATCCACTTTATTACCATTCAGATTTTGTCTGTTTATTACTTGCATGATTAGTTTAACTCAGTGCAGATTGTCAATGTTGAGTTGCCAGAATACCGTTCAAACTTAGCAGAGGAAACAGAACTGCCTACTGGAACATTGTATTCACCAGATGAAGCCAAACCAACTGAATTTGAATTCCACTTACGTTTAACAACTTCTGCTGTTCCTGCACTGGTGGCTGACACTGCAGACTTAGCGTTCCAGTTTATCATAGTAGTTCCAGACACATCTATGGTAGCATAACCTGCTCTGCTTGCTCCAATGGTTGTACATGCTGACTTAGCTGGTTTGGCAACAGTGGCAGGAACGTTGACCTTACCAACAGCAGGAGCAGTACCACCAGCAGTACCTGCGTCAGCAATATGGGCATACACAATAATCAGTATGGTTAAAATAAACAGACCACCAAGTATTCCACCAACACTACAATTTCTTTTCATAATTCCTCCTGTCTGATATGATAATTTGTGAGTCTTCTTTTGACTAATTGTTCAGGATGTATGTATGATAACCTTATTATAGATTGAAACTATTTATTTTAAAAGCTAAAACAAATTATACTGACTCCAGAATCTTTTCTATGTCAATTACTGCTTGAGAATGACATCTACACAGAATATCTTGACCAGGATGAGTCTTTGGGGCATGTGCTGGTCGCTTCACCCAAGTTTTACCTTGATCCTCACTCCAAACTGTAGCATCACCCCACCTACAATGCTTGCCTTCCATTATGTAGTGATTCTCATGAGCCTTGGAAGGTTCAGGGTATCTACCATCAGGTTTGCCAACAACTCTGTTATCCTTTACAGTTCTCCAGATGTAGGTGTCTACCCCTATTGACTGTTGCCTGGCTTGATTCAAAGCTGCTGTCATCTTAGAGGTTTGATCCCTGGCTATTATAGTTGCTCTTGATCTCAACCCCCCATTCAGTTCCATAATCTGCTCAACCAAGGTTCTATCTTCAGGCTGTGGTACTCCAAAGAAGTTATCTGCTACTGCTTTGGCAACCTGACCAAAATATTGTCTTGGTGTTGATTTGATCAAATCAACAGCATTAAATAGGGATATATCCAAAGCAGACTTGATATCTGGGTCAGACACTACAACAGTCAAATCAACCCCTGTAACGATCCTTCTCAAACCTGAATCAAACTTTGCTCGTATCTTTTCATCCAAACTCATTTTCCACTTGTCCATAACAAGAGTTAATTCAAAGTTGAATTGAGTAGTGATGTTGTCAAGAGTCCTGGAAATAAATGAACCTATTTGTTCAGGTGTTGCACCACTGTCTATCATTTTACGTATTGTAGCAGTAGCAGGTAACAAATACCCTGTCCAAAGTTTAATCAACTCTTTTCTCAACTCCTGCTGTACAGAATTAGAAGGTTGAGCAGAATCCATTAATTTGGTAGTTTTGCGTGCTTTTAACTTTGTACTGTCTTTGATGTTAACCAGTATCATCTTATAAACTCTTTCCACCATTGAACCAACTTTACAGAAATGTCAAGTCTATCCAAGGTATAGGTACAAAATAACAAAAGTGCTATAGCATGTTGTTTAAAGTATATTTTAAACATGTTCAATAAAGAATCTTTTTGATCTGATGCTCCAACACTCTGAATTATTTGTCTCTCTTCAACCCTTGACTTGAAATTCTCCAGGTTGTTCAACCTAGGGAAAATCTCTTGGTCAGCTTCCTTCAACTCTTTGATCTGTTCCGAGTGAAATGTCAGTATTTCATGTTGTGCAGAAATTGTTTCCAGAACTGTTGTCTGTTTATCCATTGTTTTGTCCAACCTAGTTAGAGTGGCATCTATAGCATCCCATTTATCTGTCCTCAAACATTCATTGTGCCCCATTTGATCTTTGCTAGTCATAGTCACTCCAGTGGTTGTGTTATTTATCTTCTGTACTGATACTGCTTCCGGTAGGTCTGGCAGACAGTAGGCCCGACAGTGCCAAACAAGTCTGTAGTGGCCGAACACAAATATTGCAACGGGACGTTTTGAAGCACCTTTATCGCTGCCGAATACGTAGTATTTGGGGTACATGTGCCGGTAATACTGGTACAGTATAGTGTTGTACCAATATAATCCGGTGCGAGAGTCAATGATTTACTGGTTGTATATCTGCCGCTCGTAACAGACGGGATGGTTACAGGTGACGGCGCAGATTCGCCATTTAGAGATTTGGAAATGTATTCGCGGGCATTGGTTATATATTCATAGTTTCTTAAATCCCAATATACCCCTTCGCCCGCTACTCCAGGGGTCACTAAAGATCCGAATACGCTATTGACATATGTATTAGAAAGGGTGTAATTACTGGCATTTCGCATTAATTCAAAATATTCACGATCTTCCTGCGCCTCTCTCAAATACTTCATTCTCATTGATTCAATTGGAATGTCATGAGTGCCACCGATAGCAGGTGTATGTGAGCCGCTAGGGCTCCGGCCCGATAGTGTCGGTACCCCTGGATAAAATAATTGCCCTTCGCCGTTTCCTCCTTGATTGTTCATATTATACCAAGGGTCGGTGCCATATGAACCATACACTAAATTAGCATCATAATATAGAAATCCGTGACTGCGATAATACCAAAGTAACCAACCTAAAGCGCGTGTTTGCGCTGGCGAAGATTCTAGCATTAAATCCGGGGCCTTCCCATATGCCTCGCTGCCAACAACATTGCACCCATGTGCCTGATCGCAAGCGATATATGAAAAGTGATCTCGATTTATCCAGTTGTCAACATCTTCAGACTGATACGGATATGTGTTGCGATATGTGATATTAGCTTCTGAAGAATAATTACTTCCACGCCACTGATAAAAAAACATAGGAACGACATAAATGCCGGTAGTGTCTAATGATACGTATGGATCACCAGGCGAGGATAATTCAGTCACACGTTTACTAGTGACAATGGAGTTTTTCCAAGTACCCAGCCCCCCAGTATTTACTGCGTTCAAATCTGCTGTTTTTAAAAGGGCAACCTGAAACCCAGTATAAGAGCCGCCCCTGTAAGATACCGGGGTTGTACGCGGTTCATCTCGTGGCATAATAAAAAGACGCTGCAATGGTGCTAGCCCTAAAGTGGTAAACTTGTCAAACCAACTCTGGTAATATGCTATACTTTTCCCAGAACTGGTATCATATACAACACCAGGATCAGATGTAAATTCCATAGTCGTTGCTGAAGCTATAGCCCCGGCATAAGTCCCGGAAGTGATGGCTGTCCCATCGTGGATTTTTTTATACGCAATTTCCCAATTTGTCCAATCAGTAACAGCGCCAGTTGTTGCATTTACTGTATTATAAAGATATCCATCACCTGTGTTTAAGCCAAGCCTGTGATATAGCAATGCTTTACTATATAGATATTCTAGCCCTGCTGTGGTTGCGTCTGTAGAAGCGCTGCCAAGTCCGTGGGCTGGCTTAAAATTGCCTGTTTCCAGCGTTATAAAACTGCGAATGCTGGCAGTTGAGGGAAGGGTAAAATTTTTCACAGTTAGTGTAATGGTAGCTGTTTTATCCGCCTGACCGGTCTGTTTAACAGCAACCGCAAATGTATAGACTCCCGCCGTAGTAGTTGTGGTCGTGCCAATATCTACCCAAAACGACTGCGACTGTGATGCAGCTACTGGAATACCAGTAGCAGGCCAGCCGCCAGCTCCGTCCCTCGTCTCCCCGTAATACCTATCTACTTTTGGGACTAAAGGGTCGGGATAATTACCAACGGCATACTTGCAGTTACTCCGATCATCGGGCGCACGAACTTGCGAGTATACTGTTGTTGGGTTCCCGACTGAATATACATACAGATACGGCGCAGAATATGACCACCGATACGCGGCATTGATGGTGCCTGAATCAGTCTGTCGCGCTCCTTCATGGAAATTGATGCACCCTCCGTCTGTAGTTCCAATATAGAACGAAACCATGCTCCACCAGTTTGCCAGCCAAGCCACTGTTCCGATGTTTTTACGCCATACATTTGATCCTTGATCTGACCAATCTACTGACACACCAATGATATTTGGTGACGTAACAGTGAGATAATGCTGACGGTAAACTACTATATTATCAATTGTACCGGGGCCGCTGGTTTGGGTGACGGTCACATCATTTATTGCTTGCTCAGTTGCCCCCGCGTTATAGGTAATGATCTGGAATGGTTCAAACTCATTTTTCGCCATTGTTAGCGAGATATTAGACGCGCCGCTGGTACCATCCTCACCCCCTTGCCGGTATTTTGTACCTGTGTTTGCTACCCATATATTTACGTCAGACCATGCTGCAAAAGAATGCGAAGCTATAAACAAAAATATAGTTGTTATTAGATATTTATACATGATTATCCCCTATTTGAATGATGCAGCAGTAACCCCGTAATTACGAGTCGCGCTAATAGTAAATCCCGGCGATTGTGCTACCCCCGCACCACCAGAAAGCGAACGGTATTCAATTGCCATTTTAACGCTAGTTGTCGGCATGGTATAATCAGCACCAGCAGTCCAAGTCACATCAGAACCAGGTATTTCGGCGATTGCAACAATTAAAGTATCATCAACTGTGGGCGTTACGACTGCATATGGTGTCGTGCTAGTCGCTGCGCGAGAACCAAAAGCATCCAAAACTTTTGACCCCCCCGAAAATTCCGCTAAAATTAAAGAGATAGAGGCGCTTGTCGTCCCGGTAACAGTTATGTTTTGACTGCCGCCTGTTGCGTTGGAACAATACCAAGTATATGCGCGTGTGACGCTTTCGTCATTAAAGTGAGTGATCTCAGTCCAACTGGTAGCACAGCCCCCTGAGATGCTTGTACTTGTGCTTGTACCTGCGTTTCTGCTGCCCACTACCAACATATTACCTGTTGTAGCGGAATAGGTTACAGAAGTAGAGAGTGCTGTGGTTATAGCTGATGCAATTGATCCGACATAAGAATACGGCACAGGAGCGCCAACCCCTGTACCAGACAAATTAACAACAACCGGGTCACGATTCGGCCAGGTAGCTGTTAAAGTCCCAGTTGCAGCGCCCGCTACCATTGGATTATAGGCGACTGTGCTGGTGCAACTACCACCAGCGGCAATATCAAACGGATTGGCACCACATGTGCCGGGAGATGATAGAGAAAAGCCCGTGCCGCTTACGTTTGCGACAGTCTGCTCTATAGCTTCTGAAACCCCAGTACCACTATTTGACCATGTGACTACCTGCGTTCTGGTGGTATTGGTGGTTACATTTCCAAACGCAACCGAGGAAGGCGAGGCGGTCAGGGTTGACGTGTAGTCAACCCACTCAACAGATGTCTTGCTGTTCTTTCCAAACATCCAATCAATAAAGCTTGAAAAAGAATTGAATGATTTGTATCCAGCCCAACTTGATGAACTGATACATAACAAAATCAAGCATAGAATACAAATTCTTTTCATATTAAGACCTCTGAATATATACTGCTGTTGCTGATGCATTAAGAATAGTCAAACCCAATGTTTTGGAATGTGCTACCATTATCTCGGTATCCACACCAGCAGCAATGGGAAAAGTCTTTGTGGTATCTGAATTGAAATAATAAGTGCAGGCAGACACAGCATTCACTTTAACTACCACATCATTAGTTGTATCAATGGTTACGGATGTTGCACTGGTAGTTGCTATTGATTTTGATGGATCAGGAATAGTTGTCATCATTGGAATACCACTAACTGAAATAAGATTTTTTGACATTTGTAATCCTCCTTGAATTATGTTATATTTAGAATCGTTTTAAGTATGAAGAAGTACAACCACTATAGTTTACGAATTTTGTTGCTGTATTTACCTGACCAGTTTGCCAACTGTTAGCAACAATAGGTGTGGCCACATAACTTGACTTGGTTGAATTAACTGCTGGCATCCAACGCTCAACACAACCAGTTGCAGTAGTATAAACTGCATAACCCAGATAGTTGGTCATATCTTTTACAGTGGAATAAACAGTCAAGGCTAGTGCCGCAGTACCATCGTATGCTGTACTATTTTGTACTAAATTACCACTGGTATCAATAGGCTGAGAACCAGCTTTCTTTACCGTTGCACCAGCATAAGCCAAACTTGATATCAACAAACAACATAATACAAATAAAATAATCTTTTTCATCATTACCTCCAATTTATGTTAATATCCCATGCATTTGACTTGAATTACATCACTTGCTGTCCAAGCAGTTGCTGCTCCTGATGTGTTGAAATTACCGATTGTTGCTGTTGTAGCAGAGGTTGCAGTCTGTTTACACATAAACACGCTTGAACTAGTTGTTGTAACATCATTGCAACTACATGACCAACCATTTGTTGCTGTTGGTAATCCAATCACACCTGAAGTTGCAGTGCCACCAGTACCAACATTAACAGTGAAAGCACCAACTCCGTTGTTTGCTACAACTGACGGAGAGGTACCAAACCCACTTGATATGGTTGGAGCAGTAACAGAAAGGAGTGTATTGGCTGACATCAATATCGAATACCTTGTTGTGCTATTCGTGAACTTTACTCCTGTTGTATCATGCTCAAATGTTCCGTCCAGATAACCCGCTGCAACTGCTCCTGCTGGTAACAATGTTCCTGCCCTCAACCTAATAGGTGCCATCTGTAGTGGTAATGCACCCAACCCACCATTCAATGTTGCAGCCCCACCTGCTCCTGTTGAACCATAAATAATAGCAGAGAAATAAGCAATACCTGCACCGGCTACTGCGGGTGTGGTGTCGGTGGTAATTATAGTATTCAGAGTTATGCTTGTACCACTCGAATTAGTTGTTAATGCTGCCGCACCTGCCGAAGTTAATGTGATATTAGCTAGTGTTGCTGATGCAGAATTTGCTACCGTGGATTGACCGTAAATGGCATCAGAAGTATGAGTGTATGCTCCAGATCCGTTAAGAGCTACAGCAACATTTGCTGGTGTATTCAGTTTAACTGATGCTCTGTTAAGCATAATACTTCCAGCCCATGCAGTGCTTGTATAAATACCTCGTGCACTACCACCAGAGGTTGCTACATTGACATTCCCATCAGTAATAGACAGCTTGGTCGATGCGTGTGAATTAACAATATTGATTGCATCCCCTGTTCCTGAATTGATATATGATGAGGTGAATTGGAGATTCTGGGCAGTTGTACCGGAGATAGCTAGCGTTACTCCTGTTGTGGAATTCAATACAATATTGTTTATTATTACTGTTCCGGTAAAATCTGAAGTATGATTGCCTGTAATATAAACAGAGTATTGCGCAGGAGCAGTCAGATTTACACCAGCTTTCATTGCAATGTTCTCTGCATACGTTCCTGGCCAGATAAATATCGTTGTGCCGCTGGATGAAGCAGTGATTGCTTTCTGAACAGTTAAATATGGTGCATTGGCACTACCTGTGCCAGAAGTATCGTTTCCGTTCTTCCCTACATAAACATACGCAGTTGGTGCTACAATAGGGCCAGCAATAGCAGCAATTGTACCATCTACTGCAACTGATATAGTGGTACCATCTGGCTTGACTTTTCCCAATCTGGAAGTTTTGGCGATAGGAACAGTTACCTTTTCAAATGCTGACACCGTTGATGCAAATGAGAACACAATTATGAGGATATAGATCAGTTGTCTCATTGTTATCTCCCTTGAATATAAACAGTACCACCAAGAGCGTTAAGTATCACCACTTGAGTTATTCTAGAAGACCCAACAAATATCAGGTTGTCAACATCAGGATCAAGAGGGTAAAACTTGGTTGAATCAGAGTTGAAATAATAATACATCAATGCTGTTCCTCTGACCTTCAATGCAAAGGTATTAGAAGTTGTGACTGTGATTGATGCTGCTGTTGAAGGAGCAAGAGACTGTGCAGGATCTGCCAGAAATTCAGATATGTGCACTCCATTTACTGATGGTATTGTTTTAGACATTGTAACCTCCAATATAATTATTTTTGGTGCTTAAAATATTCAATTTGTCCTAATCGCTTTTCTGCTTCTGCACGTGTTGGATATTCTCCAAGTTGTTTACCACTCTCTGCGTGCACAATAAACTTACCATCAGACTCAGTGATGTAGTTCTGAATCTTCATATTTTCTGCTTCCATTTTTTCCAGTTTATCATAATAATCAGGCAATTCAGTTAAATGTGCCATAACTATCTTCAGGGTGTCCACAGGATTGCCTTCAGTTACATCTGCATGTTCTTGTTCAACCAAATAACCCTTTTTGATCTGATCCATGTCAAACTCGTTTGGATCATAACCAGCATCTTGGACTGCAGCATAAAATTGAATCTCAGAGTTCTTGAACTTATTCTGTCCATCTGTAATCTGCTTTGTTTTATCTTGTTGACCGTTATCCTGTCTGGGAATACGTTTGGGTGTCTGAGGCAAAGTTTGGTCAACAGGTTTCTCTTCTTTAGGCTTCATATCTACCTGAGTTTTACCAGACAAGCGATTGAACTGTTCATCAGGATCTATTTCAGCCAAGTCACCAATTGCATCCCTCACTTGAAGATCACTATCATCCAACTTTACACCAACTGTTTTCTTGCTGTTCAACTCTTCAAGACATTTTTCATCTGATATCAAACCCATCTCACGCAGACTAGCAAGATTAGCAATATCAAGTGCATTTGCTTCTGCTTTCTCTTTATCCGTCTCATTCCACAGAGGTGGGAATATGAATCGGAGCTTAACTCTATGTTGCTTCCAGAGATTAGGGTACAACTGGAATCCAATGATGTCATATATCCTTCTCAACTGGGGTTCAAGTTTCTGTCTCTGTAATGCATCCACCATATTGTAATAATTCTCAAGATCGCTTTCACCAGTGGCATTTAACCCACCAGGAGCTTGACCAAGGAATCTAGTGGCTGGAACATCAGATCCTGCTGATAACACTTGAAGATACGTAATTATCAATTCAGGAACAGAACCAAATGCTGCAGAATGTTGAGCAATCTGTATCTTATCTCCATCAATCATGGCTGCTTTATACAAACTGATCTGATTGAATACCTCTTTCATTTTGGACATTGCTGCTTGTCCTTGATTACTTCCCTCCAGATCTTGCAGGTCAGATACAGATGCAATTATGGCGTTGTTCATCTGTATCAATTGATAGGCAGCTTGTCGGGTACCAATAGCTTTAATGATATCATCCCACACAGGTGCTAATTTGCTGGGCCCAAAACCAGATATGTTGGATCTGAAGTTGGTGAGTGCAAAATCATAAGGGTCAAACAAAGGATCACCATCCCACACCAATGCTCTACTTACATGCAACTCCTGACCGTTTACCAGGAAATTCTCTGGTCTCATATATCCTTGTGAAAGTGGGTTAGTATCCCAAGTGACTCGTGATATCCTGGATATTGGTATTGCATTCATAAACCTGAGACGTTCACCCTCATGTGGATGGTACTCTATGCGGGTGTCATCGTGATAACCCTCCAGACCAAAGTAGGACAGACAACCACCAAGTAGTCTTTCAAGCATCCAAGAGTTCTTGATTATATTGACAAGCTTAAGGGTATCAATTTTATGTTTGATACCTTCTGCCATCTGTTCTGGGATACCCTCAATTACCCAATCTTTACGTAATGCATCCTCAACAGGAATTCTGATAATTTTTCTTGCTTCCCAGGATATTTCATACAAATGGACATATTGTCTCCAACGCTGTACAAAGTTGTTGAAGTCATATGGGTTATCGGTATAGCTTGGTACATAATTGTAAGCGCCTCTATCCCCAGCACCAAACTGACCAGCAGATCCACCAAGGTTAGTATTGACTGCTCTCATTGTGCGCTCAATCGGCAGGGAGTTCCTATTTGATTCTTGTCCAACACTTCTGAATGGCATAGGTTGATTAGCAGAGTTGATTGCTCTCTGTTCAATTCTTGGTATTCTATTTATTGCCATCAGAGTTCATACCTCTCTAGGTGATTTCTGGCACGGACTACACCAGTATTGAAATGCTTGTTCTTTTTGTACTTGCTGTATACGTTGCTTGGAAGTTTACCGTATGGTCTGGTTATTGGTACAATTGAGTCTGCATCAGATTTACACTCACCTTGATTACAAACTGAACCATTTGAATCTCTTACAATAACTGCTACTCTGTCATAACCCAAGTCTTCAATCTCAAAAGCATATGATGATTCTTTACCAGTGTCTGATTTCTGCAGTTTCCCACGTATGATGTTCATAAACACCTCACTAGTCATATTATCTATTATAGCCAATTGAAAGTCTACCAAATAGGTATCTGGCCTCTACCTCCACCGCGTTGTTGCCATATAAGCAATGCCATAGTTTCTGTATCCACCTGATCATCAAAAAGATGAGAATCGTCATTTGTGAATGATTCATGCTCATTTATAAATCCATCTACCCATTGATACCCCGGCAACCTAGGGTTTGGCAAATAAACTCTTCCAGTTGATATTGGCATTGTACATTGGTTTGCTCTACCAACCTTATCAGGAGATGTCTTATCATTTGGTTCCCAAGCTCTTGCTGGTATGTGTGTCTCTCTTCTGATTGTCTGCTCAATTGATTGTCCAGATGCTTTGTTCTCTATCCATAGCTCAGATGCTGGTGTTACTCCTGGATTCCTAGTATTATGCTTTGACCAAAACTCTTTCAGGTGTCTCATTGCGTCAGGGAATTCCCATCTGCCTTTTATGCTGTCAATTAAATATGCTCCTGATATTCCTTCAAATCCCCAACATTGATACACTGTGAAGTCCGCAGAATCCTTTGCAGAAAAGGCTGTATCAGCAGTTATGATCTTCAAGGTTATCCGTCTCTCCACCTGAACTATATCATGCCAATACCTCCACCAGTTTGGTTTGAATATACAACCATTAGCTTCAGTGGGGTTCTGTTGATATTGACCCCAGAACAATTCTGGGTTTGCTTCCTTCATATCTAACAACTCTTGTGTTGATATTCTTTCCTCCCAGATGCTTTTGTTATTCTCGTCCAGAGCAGGTATCTGTATGACTGTCCACTTGTCTCTCTCTTCTTTCAATAACATACCAGCAGGATCATTTGGGTGCAATCTCTGCATGATCAATACTAAAGGGGTTGACTGATTATTACGCCTTGACTTCAGAGTGTTGTTGATATAACTTATTGCTGCTAACCTCATTGCAGCAGACTTATAATCTTGAGCTTTAAGTGGGTCATCTATCATAATACACCCACCATACTCTTGTCTGAGTTTACCAGCACCAAAACCAGTGATGCCGCTACCCATACCAACTCCTTTTATACTCCCGCCTTCCATTGTGTGAAAGAAGTCTTGACGTCCTCCTGCAGTATCTCCTGACATGAATGGATGACACCCAAACTCTTCAGATCTCATTGAATCATACCAGTCAGAGGTTAGGATGCCACGTATCATTTTTGTATTTGTTATTGCAAGGTCTGAAGCATATGCAGTTAAAATATGTTCAGCATCAGGAAAATATGATTGAGCCCATGCAGTGAATGATATGTCTCCCAGATCCGTTTTACCCATACGTGGTGGCATGAGTATCATCAAGTTTGGTCTGTCTAGTTTACCCAGGACGAGGTCAGTTAGACTCCTGGCTATTATCTTGTGGAATGGTTGAATGATACAATTCTCACCAGCATACTTTCGTTTTAACTTATACCATTGCAGAAGTGAAGGGAGAGTTGCTGACATATCAGATTAATCCTCCCCAAGTTCTGCTATCATACGTGCTCTTGTTTCTTTTGCTTTATCATTCAGAGAGTCTCCAATTGGTAACCCTCCTGAAGTTATATCTTTCTCCTGTTTATCCCTCCATACAAGTGGTTTGTTTCTTTCTAGTGCTCTCTCATGTGCTTGTTTACCATTTCTCTTATTGCGTAATAGTAATGAAGCTGCAGTTACATCTGGTGGATAGTATTGTGCTCTCTTTCTGATACTTACCTTCTTGGTTTGTGGGTCTTTCGTCCTCTCTACAGTCACATGTGTAAATCCGATTGCTCTCTTGTACAAACCTTCAGCAATGCGAGCCTCTGCCATAATTCCACCCTGTTTTTCTGCTTCATATATCTCAGGGATGGCTACTTTCCAATCATAGTATGTTTGTACTGCTATTCCTAGTGCTGCTGCAATCTCTTCTTGTGATGCTCCAAGTAGACACAATACAAATATTGTCTTCAACATTGCAGGTGTATACATGTCATTCTTACCCTGCAAGATCCTTGGTGTCCTCTTGATATCAGTTCCAATTTTTGTTTCTCTTATCACTGTTTTCGCCTCTTTGTGGGGGATTTTGTATCAGTGATATTTAGTATATATTATGTTTCAGTTTTGGTCTAGTTGGTATATTTTTTGCTCTGGAGAATTTGTTGGTGGGATTTTATGGATTGTAATTGTTGTATTGCGGA